TTCCAAGAATTATTCCATTGCATTCCAGGATGATGATTGTCACCAAAACAAATTACAGTACCATAACTTTCAGGTTCTCGAATTAATTTTAAAAACTCTAACTGATCATTGTCTGTACCATTTTCTTTATAAATATTGGCAACATCTAAAGAATCAACTTCATTATAAGGATATACAGTACTTTTACTTCCAGTAATAAGTAAATCTGCATGAAACTGTTCTGACATAGTTCTACTTAAAGCTAGAATAGTTTTACTAATACTTGTAGGTATAGAACCTGATATATCAATTATAATTAAATTCTTTTTCTGAGGATTACTTACTAAATCTCCTAAAGGCAGTCCAAGTTTTTTATTAAAAACTGTTTCATCAAATTTATAACTGTTAAATAAATTAATTTCAATTGCTTTTGAAATATCATCTAAAAATGATGGAATAAGTTCTAATTCTTTTAACTTATCAATATCTACTATATAACTAGCATCCATAAGATCAACGTCCTTCATATCTCGGTATCCTCGCTTACTATCACAATTAGCGGAAATAGCCAGCTCCTTAAAATTAAAACCTGAGTATCCTTTATCTTTTAATATTTTTTTCCAATTAAAAGCTAAACCTGTTGCTAGAGCAGCTTTCCATAAAATATTAAATTCAAGAAATCTTACAATGTCATTATAAGCATAATCTGATGATCCGATTATATATGGTAATCCTAAAGGTAAGCTTATAGCTTCTTCCCTACTATTAACATAATACAATATTGGTAATCTAATACCTTTTTTACTTTCAACTAATTTCATTTTTCTTTTTGTTTTAAGGTTAACCAAGGTAATACTTCTCCAGAACCGAAAATACTCCCATCATTTAATTCTATATCTTCTTCTAATTCATTTGTAATCATTGTATTTAAAACGGGCGATAATTCATTATAATAAGGTGATGGTATATCAGCAATAATCATTTCTATAGCTAAATCTAAAGATCTTGCAGAAGAATAATTATATTTTTTACCTACAAAAGATTCTTCATTAACTAATTTATTTATTATGTTTACTTGAGAATTTAATAACTGATATTTATCTTGTAAATATGCTTTAAAAGTTTTTGTATTTAATTTGTAATCATAAAATACAAATCTTTGTTTTTGTTGTGGAGTTAATCTTGTAGCTCCTTGAGGATTAGATGCAGCAACAATCATAATACTAGGTAACTTCTTTCCGGAAATTAATTCTCTTTCCATAAGAATAGTTAAACAAGCATTTAAAACTGTTGTATTAGCATTTAATACTTCATCTACAAATAAAATATCTCCTTCTTTCATATCTGTTAATAAGTCATAATCAAAATAACTCATTTTAGAATCCTCACTAGGCATTAATGTACCAGATATTTCATTAGGACTTCTTTGTGATAATACTAAAGGAACAAGTTTTACTCCTTTTTCTTTTGCAAATTGTCTTATTTCTGTAGATTTATTTAAACCTGGGTTTGATAAAAAGCAAGGTATTACTTTATCTCTAAGAGATTTATTATTGTAAATACCATTTAAAATTTTTTTGATTTCCATTTTTATGAATTTTTAATTAAAAAAAAGCCTTACTAAAAAGTAAAGCTAATTTATTGAGTTATTGTTTTTGTATTTAAAAACTATTATAACAAGATTATCTTCTTTAGAAACTAAATAATTATATCCAGCTTCTAATATTTCTTCTTTAGTAGCATCCTTGACACCTATACTAAAGCTTTCTATATCTTCAAACATCTACTATTGCTTTTTTTATTTCATTTATCTCTATATCTAATCTATCAATTCCCCATTTTTTACAAATATCAAAAGCATCTGAAACATTCTTTTCTTGTCCAAAAGTATTAATATAAGTTTTCTCTAAGTATTTTGTAGGAAAGTTGCAAGATATTGCTTTGTTATTATTGGTAACTTCAAACCATTGTTTTTCTAATTTTTTAGAAGCTTTTATACCAGCATTATCATTATCAAATAATATAAAAACATAATCAAATTGGTTATTAATTTTTTTAATAAAATCTTCTTCTAAAAGCATACCTTCATTAGGGGTGTACCTAGAATTGTAAACTAAATTTTTTATACATAAATATGATTTTAGGTTTTTTGTAAGAAATAATATTTTTGGCTGGCCAATTTCAAAATAAAAATCACTATAACCTCCTATGTGTTTATTTGTAAAATTAGTTAACCAAAATCTTGTTTCTGGTTGATATATTTTCTTTTTATCATCTATAATATTGATATAAGTCTCTGTTTTTGGCACATCTTTTACATACCTACCTTGTTTACTTGTATACCAAAATTCTTTAACTGGGAAACATTTTTCTTCTTCTAAATCTTTCACTGTTATTCCTGTTTTCTCTGTCCAAAATAAAAGATCTTTTTTAGACCAATTACGAGTTTCTTCTTCAATAAAAAATCCTATACTTTTATTTACATTAGTTTTAGGAACAAAAGTAAGAGGTTTAAGATACTGTAATTTACTCTCAAGGCATTCATAAAAAGCTATTTGTAAAGCTTCTCTAAAGTCACAAGAATATATTTTTTGTATCATATCTAAACAAGAAGAGCCATGTAAAGTAGCTCCATAATTATGGTAATCAGGCCAGTCTACTAATCTAATTATTCCTTTAAATTCTTCTAAATAACAATCACCATGTTTATCGGATCTAACAGGATTACAAAATTTATCACCTAAATCTACATTAGCTTTTAAAATCCATTTCCACACATCTAATTGATAAGGCATTATTTCTTTTTTATCAATTATTCTTTCATATATTTTTTTATTACAACTAAAATCCATAAGTATTATTTTTATCACAATATAAAAAAATAAAAAAGAGAGCCAAAATAAATTGACTCTCTTAACTATAAATATATTATGTTAGAACTTTACTCTTATCCAAAGATTTGGTCTGCCTCACTAGCTCTTTCTTCTATATCTAAATCATCAACTTGCGATTGATCATTTTTCAGTTTTTCATTAGCTACATCAATACGTCTATTACCTGCTAAATCAAGACCTTTTAGAGATTCAATTCTGGAATCATTATCAATCCAAATTTGTCTAATCTCATCAAAGTTTAATTCACTACCTTTTTTCTCAGTAGCTGCTGTTATTAGATTTTTTACAGATAATCTTAACTCTTCTACGTTACTTACTGATCTTGCAAAACTACCTCTTACTCTTAAAACACTTTTAGAGTTTTCTTTGTGTAAGCCATTTTTATCAATAGAGTTCCATAATTCGCAATCAATTAAAGCAGCAAATTCTAATCCTCCAAAATAATTAGAAATAGCTTCTTGATATTCTTCAAGAGAAGTTAATTGTTTTGCTATTCCGTCCCAAGCGTCTTCACTTCCATTTACATTTCTAGCAATAAGTCTTAAATATCTTGCTAAAGAAGATAGATTTTTTGGATCCATTGCTCTCTCTGTAATATAAAAAGTTTTTTCTGCATACTGATGCTTACTTAAAGCAGGTACTGGGTGGTAATTATTATTTAAATTTTCTGTAGGATTTGAAGCTACAAATGTTAGTTTAATAAAAGGAGTTTGTTTCTGTGAAGAACGTCCAAGTTCTACATGCTCAATACTCCCAATATGTTCTTTTCCATGTTGTAAATATTTACTTGGATAAACTACTGCTGTTTTTTCTTCTGCATTACCTTGTGGTGAAAAATTCATAAATTTAATATATTTAAAATGTTTAAAAAATCAATTAAAGTGTTGCGTTTTCTTGAGTGCGATTTGTCCAGTTATTAATTCCTTCAGGAAGAGGAATTTCTACTTTAGGTTCTTGTGCCATTGGGTTCACAATATACGGCTTTAATTTAACTAAAGGAAAATAATTCTCATCTGTATTTGCCCATTCAGTATCAATTGTGTATAAATTACCAGACATTTTATTTTTCCATAATTTTAACAATTCTCCTCTTCTGGCTGTTCTTGCTTTTTTAAATTCTTTTGGTTGTTTTGTTAAACTTACCAAAAGCCTATTACTAGCTGCTACTTTATCTAAATCTTCTACTTCTGTTATGTTTGCTAAGAAAGCGGTACCTTCTGCAAAAAATATCGTACAGATACTATTATCTGTAATTCTTAAAGCTTGATTTAAATCATCAGAAAATATAAAATTCTTATCTGTTACTTCAAATACTGGAACACCTTCATGCCAATTAGGAGAAATTTCTCTTGTACCTGATCCTGCGTTTTCTAAATTAAAATTCATTTTATTATTTATTTAAGGTTAAAAATAGTGTTTCGTGAGGGTTTATTTTTTATATTTATTATAGATATTTTCCCAAAAAGTAAGTATTGTACCATCTTCTTGTTTTTCTGAAATTTTAATTTCAGTGTTATCTAAATATCCATATCTTGTTCCAGCATCTAAATCTGAACTAGCTGTTTTAAATACCAAAAATCCTTCTCCTTTCTTTCTTTTCATTGTAGCTAATACATCTGTATTTTTACAAATATATTTTCCTAAATTACCTGTAACATCTAAATAAGCAGAATTAACAACAGTGCCTTTATCATCTTTAGTAAATCTATCTAACTTGATATGACCAATAAAAATAACATACTTTGCTACTTTTTTCATCTTTTTAAATAAACGAATACCTTCATCTTTTGACCATCTATATCCAAAACCATTTGGTAATGAATGTACTGATTCAAAGTTAGCATCTTTTGGTAGCCAGTAATTATGTGGAGCCACATTCATTCCTAATTTAGGAAGTGTGTCTTTTTTTAAATTATGACCTTTTCCCATAGTACTATTACAGTATCTTACAGTACCTAAAGTCTCTGACCAACTATCAAATTCTGATAAATGATCAAAAATTACAAAGTCATAAGGTTTCTCTGCAATTAAATCATCCAGTAATTTTTCAAAACCACCTATTGTTACATTAATTTCATTTACACTGTGGTTGTCATAACTACCTTCATCTCCTAATGTAACAACAGCACTTTTACCTGCTGCAAATTGTGTTGTTAATGCTGCTGCAATACAACTTTTACCAACTTTAGGAAAAGCTTGAATTAAAAATGTTTGAGGCTCTTCTCTTAATGCTTGTCTTGGCTTTCTTGGCCAAACTCTTTCTTTTTCTGACATAAGTTTAGTATATATTTATAAATTAAAAAATTGAGAATTTTTAAGTGCATCGTAGTGGTAATCTGTCATTTCTGAAGCTTTAGGTAATTCCATCATTAATCCCATTTCTCCTAAAAAACCATATCCTATCCTAATATCATCCACTCCATAGGAATTTTTTAATAATTTTAACATTCTGAATCTATTATATCCATTATGTACTGATTTATTAATATCATAACCTCTGTATCTTCTTGTTTCACCAGATTTATAAGGATTAATCATACCTAATACAATGTCTGCATCCTCGTAAGTACTAGAAGATCCCTTAAAATCTGATTCTAATACATCTAATTCTCCTTTGTACTTTCTTGTAGAATCTTCTTGTCCTCTGTTAAATTGTGATATATTTATTACAAAAGTCTCAAATATATCTCTAAATTCTCTACAATATTCAGAGTGTTTATCAATTAATCCTTTATCATTTAATCCTCTCTCTGATTTTAAAGCATTAATGTGGTCTGTTATTTGTATAACTAATAGTTCTTTATCATCAGGAATATATTTATGGTCATATTGAAATATTTTTTCTCCATCTAATACTTCAAAATAAAGTTTTGTTTCCGGATCTCTATGTACTTTAGTAAATGTCTTTACTTTATTACCATTTAAAGAAATATAATTTTCTCCTGCAAAATATTCTTTTCCTCTATTTCTATAAAATTTAAGTAAAGTGTTTCTAATTCCTGTAGGATTTTCTGCGCCAGAAAAAATAATAATATGTTTCTCAAATTCATGCTCAAACCATTTCTCATAAGAACGAGTTAATTTTTTTTCTTCTGCTGATAATTCTCTAATTTTATTAGGAAATCCAAAAAATGTAGGAACATCAATAACGATATTATGTTCTATGTATATAAGTAAGCATATCCATTTAGCTATTTTAAATTTAGTAGGTCTTTCCATAGATCTATAAATCCAAAAAGGTTTTATAGATAAATTGTCTCTATTTCTTTTCCACCAAAAATAAACTTTAATTACAAATTCAGAATCAACAATAGCCGTCTTACCACTCCCAGAATTTCCACCAACCGCCATGTATAAAGATTTACCTAAAGGAATACATTTACCTAACTTACTTAAAACATCTGTATTAGGAGATTTTACTAATGGAAAATGTGATATTAATCCACTTTCAATATCATCCAGAAAATTCATAGTTTCTTTATGATAACTCATATATCAAAACCTTGTTTTAATGATTCTTCTCCACCTTGTTGACATTCTTCTATGTAATACATTAGATTTTTACCGTCTAAATCTTCTTCTCCTAAAGGATCTATAAAAGTACTAAGCTTTGTTACAAAATCAGGATTCTGTTTCATTCTTTCATCAACCATAAGCTTTAATGCTTTTGGTATTATACTAATATCTTCTATATCGTTAAACTCAATTAATTTTATAAGTAATTCTTTTACTAGTTTTTTAGAAGAGTTTCTATCCATTCTTTGGCAATAATGCTTAAAAAAATAAGATCTACATTCTGCAATAAATTCTTTTGGTAAATCTATTTCTCTTAAACTATTTACGTATAATGGTCTAAGCAATCTATATCTTGTATTAAGACTTTCATAATTATTTGCTTCAATAATATTCTTTACAAGCAAATCCATTATAATCTCTTGAACATCTCCTAAAACATCTTCTGACCAAGATAATTTAATATCAATACTATTTATCTCTAATCTATTTGTAATTGCTGAGTTTAACTGTATATCTTCGTATATACTAAATAACACATATTTAGCTAACTGAAACTTACTACCTTCATAATGTTTTATTAAATTTTTATTAAATATCATTTATTTTAACCATTTTCTTTTTATTAAATTTAATGATTTATTTTCCTTTGTTCTTATGTATAATTGATATTTACAATGTAACATATAATTAAACAAAAACATTCCTTGAAAAATCATTAATACAAAAGTACCTAATCTTATATCTTGACCAAATAATTGTACACATGCTCCAAAAATTAACAAATTTATTATATAAAATGTTATATATATTAAAAAGATTGCCATGTTTTTAAATGTTTTATAATTTTTAAAATATTTGGGTAATTTTTTTTGTAAAATGTGTAACTTTCATTAATTAACCAGTAATTTTTATAACTTTGAATTACTATTTTGGTACTATTTTTTTCTAAAATAATTTTATTGCTCATATTTTTTTTCTTTTTTCCTATTATTATACTTTTTTTGTTTTTCCATAATATTAAAGTTTAAAATTAGTAAGCCATAATGACTTTGATGAAATAATCTGTTTTACATTTAAATCTATAGTTTTAATAATCTCATTTTTATAATTTTTTATTTGACAAGATTGTTTTAACCAGTTTTCTTCAAATGTACCTTTAGTTACAACTAAAATTAAATGTCCTATTTTACCTTCTTGGAACCTGATTAATCTCCCCAAGGATTGTAAAAGTATATG